GCAACAGTATCAGTGCACATATAAGAAAAAATTTCCTATAGACGAATTTGGTCGTCTAGGAGGTTTTTATAATTTATCAGATATACCTATTGCAGGATATAAAATTAAAGAACGCAGGGGCGTTGTCCTAGGGAAATATAAGAATGAAGATATCTATGGAAATACTTTATATAAAGTACAGGATATAGAAAATCCATCTTACTTCTTTGCAGTTCCAGTTAAGGACGTAGAGATAGATTAATGAAAGATGGTAAGATAGTACAATTTATAGGATTCAGAGGAGAAGAATATAACTCCGCTGTAAAGATCTGGGGTGAGCCGGACTTTATACATCCTGTGAATGACTATCGAGCCAATGTAGAAATAGATTGGAAAAACGATATTATAATATTTGCAGGAAAAGAATTTCCTGGAGTAAAAAGACTTTATAGAAGAGAGTATGCGGATATGAAAGGAACACAATGGGAAGTATAAATACAAACCTTACGTCAGAAGTAGGAAAATTTACAGATTATAGTTTGAATCGTACAGTACCTCTTTATCTTATGGCTTCATATGCTTATTATGTATTAGATAAACCTATACTAGCAGATCACTCTTTTGATTCTATGGCAAAAATTATGCTAGAATGTTGGGACGATATAGAACACATGCATAAAGAATATATTACCAAAGATGACTTAAGGGCTGGTACATTTCTAGGAAAGTACCCATCAATGGCACAAGGTGCAGCAGAGCGGTTAGTTAAGGATCTTAAACTGTAACAAATTTGTTACAGTATTTGACTTTTTTCACTTTTTTTCTTTTAAAATGAAATTAACTATATACATTGTTATTTTTATGTGATATAATTAATATATAAGGTAACATTAAAACGGAGTAGAAAATATGCCAGGAATTAAAAAATTTGTAGAAGAAGTTCAAGAATTCGTTAACAGTCATGATGATACTGATTTAACTATGAGTGATCATAACATTAAAACAGTTCTCAAGGATGTATACGCAGAACACGGAGAGTTTGGTAAAGCAATTGCCAAAGAATATATTACACAACAACTAAATTCATATTAATAACGGGAGAAATATATTATGGCACATGAATTAGAAATTATTAATGGACAAGCTCAAATGGCTTATGCTGGGGATGTTCCTTGGCACGGTTTAGGAGTTCCAGTATCAAACGATCTATCACCGTTACAAATGATGGATAAAGCTGGATTAAATTGGAAAGTTGAAACTAAACCTCTTTTCTATAAAGGTTACACTGGACAAGATGTTATAGCACGAGCAAAGAAAGCTTTAGTCAGAGAATCTGATGGAAAATTATTAGATGTTATTGGATCTGATTGGGAGCCTGTACAAAATGAAGATGCTTTTAACTTTTTCTCAGAATATGTATATGCAGGTGATATGGAAATGAATACTGCTGGATCTATCAGAGAAGGTAGAAATATTTTTGCTTTAGCTAAGGTTAAAGAATCTTTTGAATTATTTGGTGGAGACAAAGTAGATTCATATTTGCTTTTTTCAAATCCTCATCAGTATGGAAAATCAATTGATATTAAATTTACTCCTATTAGAGTAGTTTGTAATAATACTTTATCTGTAGCTCTAGATAGTAAATCAGGTGTAAAATTATCTCATAGAGTTAAATTCGATGCTGACTCTGTTAAAGAAACTTTAGGTATCGCTTCTGCTAAACTTGCTAAGTACAAAGAAGCAGCTGAATATCTAGGTTCTAAAAGATACACAGTTGATTCATTAATTGATTACTACAATAATGTTTTTCCTAGAACATCTAATAAAAAAGTAGATGAAGGAAGAATTACTGATAAAGTTCTTCAGTTATCTAAAAATGCTAAAGAAGCATATGATGCTGTAGAATTACAACCTGGTGCAAGTTTCGCTAAAGGAAGTTGGTGGCAAGCATACAATTCAGTAACATATATTACTGACCACGTACAAGGTAGGAATGCAGACAATCGTTTATACTCTTCATGGTTTGGTGGAAATCAAGTTCGTAAGAGAAATGCTCTTGAAAAGGCTTTACAATTTGCGGAGGCTGCTTAATGTTATTAAAACCAAATAGAACTAGTGCTTATATCTCTACTATCTTTATGGATAGTAGGGAAGACCTTGAGCATTTAAAAGCTATACGAAATATGGTTAAAAATTTAAATAGAGATCTTCGAAGGCAGAATGCTAGGGATAACTATAATAAAAAAGGACCGTTACAATTTTATGTTAAGCTACAAGGTAGATTAGGTAGAAAGAGAAAAGATCCTATTGCAGATCTGTATAGAAAGTTATGGAGAAAAGGAGGAGCGGTTTGTGTGTCAGTTGATGATGCTCAATACTGTGATGTTTTCCTATATCGGCGAAATACTTACAAATATTAATAAACAGGGGACTTCGGTTCCCTTTTGTTTTTTTATAAATAGAGTATATGAATAGAGAATTAGGGTGTAAAAATGTTTTCATTTAAAAAATTTATAGAAGAAAAGACTATAAAACCACAAGATTCTGATGTAAAGAGTTTGCCGGGATCTCAACCAAAAGGGTATTACAAAGGTGTAGCTAAAGATAAAAAAGATGATAGAGCTAAACAATTTGTGAAGCAAACTAAAATGTCAGATGATAATCCAGCAGCATACAAAAAGGCTCCTGGTGATGATAAAGGTAAAACTAAGCTTAGTAAACATACTAAGAAAGTTATGAAAATGTACCCCTCTCTATACAAAGATAAAAATGAATCTGTATTATATGAAGACCCGAGTTCATCATTAAAAGCTAAATCAGAAAAAAGTGGAATCTCAACTGGTATATTAAGACAAGTATATAACAGAGGAATGGCGGCGTGGAAAACTGGTCATAGACCGGGAGCTGGTCAACAACAATGGGCTCATGCTAGAGTTAATAGTTTTATAAGTAAAGGTTCTGGTACTTGGGGAAAAGCTGATAAAGATTTAGCAGCAAAAGCTAGATCGTCTAAGAAATCTAAAAAAGAAAATTACAAAATTGATTACGGCTCTCCAAAATCAATTAAAATAATGAAAAGTATTACACCAGGCCAAAGCAATAGTGATATGTCAGTTAAAGAAGTTTTAGATACTCCAGCCAAAAGAAATGCATATAAGAAAGCTTCTGCTAAATCTCAATATAGTGCAGCGCAAAGAGCCGCTAAATCATATCCTGGCACTAGTAAAACATACCAAGATAAACAGTATGATGATAATATGAAAACTAGAAATAAAAGAGTTAGAGGGTTTAAATCGGTAGTTAGTAAATCTGGAACTACAGGATATGAAAAAGAGCAAGCTAATGAAAAATTTGATCACAGACCACATAAAGATAAACTAGATGCAAAACCTAGACCTGCTGATGCTGAAAAACATCATAGGTTTGCAAATTTACCTATTGCAACACCTCCAAGAAAATTAACTCCGGACGAAAGAAATAAAAAATTAGCTAAGATTGGTTACAAAGCTTATAAAGAAGGAACTGGCGGAAAACCTGAATCATTTGAAGCTCAATATAAAAGAAGGCTAGTAAAAACTACAAAACCAGAACATAAAGAAAAAGGTATGAACTGGAGAATTAAAGGTAAAGATAGACCTGAAATTTCTATAAAGTTATATAAAGAAAAGCCGGGTCAAGCCGAGTTTAACAAACAATTAAGAAGAGTTGCAGGACACGAGTTTGGTGGATAATATGAAAAAGTTTTTAGACTTTCTTTCTGAAAAAAATATTTATTCTATACTAAAACATAACGACCTTACTAAAAGAGGTGGTACTCGAATCGACGTTTTCCTTAAAAAAATAAAAGATAAAGAAGGGTTCTTAACAAAAAAAGGAGAAGTATTTCTAAAACCTCCACCACCTGATAAAAAAGATTTTACTAAATCCGGTTATAAAAAAGATTTTGATACTATGAAAAAGGGTAAAGTCAAATATCCTAATGACTTTTTTAAAGGACCTGAGTTTGGAGGTAAAGGTATTGGATTTGGTACTAGAGCTGAAGACGCATTTCTCAAAGCGTTCAGAGAAGAACTAGAAAAAACTATAGCTAAAGAAAAGACTGGTGCTTTAGATATGATAGTAGGTAGAAGAAAGATGCTAGTAGCCGGTGTCGAAAGTACTCCAGGCATGCCTAAATCAGATTTTCATTTACTAGATGACATGGGAAAAGAAGTTGCATGGATATCTCATAAAGCTGGAAAAACAGCAAAAGATTTTCAACAATACGGTGGCTTATCTAATAAAGTATTTAAAGGAAATAGTGATGTTGAGAGTTTTGTAAAAGATGTTAAAGAAATGTTTCCAAATGGATTTCAAAGAAAACAATCTGTATTTAGAAAAGTTAAAGACAGCAATGTAGCAAGATTATCAGTGTGGGGTGTAGATTACGGAAAAACTAAAGGCAGAAATAATATCGATGAATTTCATCAAGGAACAATGAAGTTAGTTAAATCTGGTAAATACTACACTATACAATCTGCTCACTCAGATACTAATGGTTCAGTTCCTAAAGAAGGTTATACATGTATATATTATGCAAGATTTACATCAGACATGGATAGTCTAGGCGTTAAGAACTCTAGAATTGGAGTTTTTGCTTTAGCTCAAATGCCTAGCACGGCGAAAGAAATATAATGAGATTCTTAGAATTTATTACAGAACAACAGAATACCCATATGACTCATATAGAAGACAAAGTTCTATATGGTGGAGTTGACGGAACGCGACAAGCAATTCTTGCACTAAGATCATTAAGAGATATGTTAGGTGGAGTTAAAGAAGGCTCCTCTAGTGTTAAATGGGACGGTGCACCTGCTATCTTTGCGGGAACAGATCCCAGAGACGGAAAGTTTTTTGTAGCTAAAAAAGGTATCTTTAATAAGTCACCTAAAGTATACAAAACAGATGCAGATGTTGAAGCAGATACATCTGGAGATCTTTCTGATAAATTAAAACTAGCACTCAAATATTTACCATCACTAGGAATCAAAGGAGTTATACAAGGAGATTTTTTATATGGACCAGGCGAATTGAAAAAAGAAAAGATTAAAGGAACAAGTTATATTACTTTTCATCCAAATACAATAGTTTATGCTGTACCAACTGATTCACCTAAAGCAAAAGAATTACTCAAATCAAAAATAGGCATAGTCTGGCATACTACATATACTGGAAAATCTTTTGAAACTATGAAAGCTTCTTACGGAGTTGATGTATCTAAATTGAATAAAACTGCTAATGTTTGGTCTCAAGATGCGATGTTAAGAGACTTAACTAGTTATACTATGTCTAAAAAGGAGACAGAAATAGTAAATGACTATCTTTCAGAAGCAGGAAAATTATTCAATCAAATTTCGGGAAATGTTCTTAGAGACCTTGAAAAAAATCAAAGTCTTGCACAAACCATTGAAACATTTAATAACAGTTTTGTCAGACGTGGAATGGTCATCACCAACACTCAAAAACACGTCAACGCCCTTATACGATACATTAAGAACAAATATCAAAAAGAGATTGATAGTAGAAAAACAGAAAAAGGTAAGCAAGTACAAAAAGGTAAATTAAACGAAATACTTAAATTCTTTTCAGAAAAAAATAAAATAAATTTAAAAAGAATATTTGATTTACAGAAATTAATCGTGCTTGCAAAATTAAAAATTATAAATATATTAAATAAGTTTATTAAGTTAGATACCTTTGTATTAACAAACAATGGATTTAAAACAACAGGCCAAGAAGGGTTTGTTGCTATTGATAAACTCGGTGGTGATGCGGTAAAGATTGTTGACAGATTAGAATTTTCATACAACAACTTTAACCCAAGTATATTAAAAGGATGGAATAAACCAACAAGGACATAACATGTTAAAATTTAAAGATTTTATTGAAGAAGACGAATTAAGTGAAATTAGCTTAACTCAAAGAATAGCTAAATCTATGAGTATGCGAAAGTTAAAAGGTCGATTAAAGGCGGGAGCTAGACGTTTTAAAGGTCGTTTACCAGATAGAAATAGAGCTTTAAAAAGAGCTAATAGAACTGCTCGATCCTCAGCATTTAAGATATTGTCTAGAGGAAAAAATAAAAGTTCAATGAGTGCTGCTCAGAAAAGTAGTATAGAGAAAAAGTTGAATAAACCAGCTTTTCAGAGTAGGTTAAAAAGAGTAGCTAAAAGGTTATTACCTCAAAAAAGAATGGGTAAATAACAGGAATAAATTATGATATCGTCGTTTAAACAATATTTAGTTGAAGAAACTAAAACTATCTTTTTCACCTGGGGTAGGATGAATCCACCTACAATAGGTCACGGTAAACTATTAGATAAATTATCTCAAAAAGCTGGTTCTAATCCATATAGAATCTATGTTACTCAATCAAATGATCCAAAAAGCAATCCATTAACATACATGGAAAAAATTAAAACTTTGAGAAAAATGTTTCCAAAACATGCAAGATCTATCATTTCAAATAAAAAATTAAAAACCCTATTTCAAGCAGTTACCAGTCTATATGATGAAGGGTTTAAAAGTATTGTGATGTTAGCTGGTTCCGATAGAATTGTAGAATTCGATACATTATTGAAAAAATATAATGGTAAAAAGTCCACACATGGATTTTATAATTTTCAAAATATTAAAGTTATATCAGCTGGTCAAAGAGATCCGGATTCTGAAGGTGTTGAAGGTATGTCAGCATCTAAGATGAGAGGATTTGCAAAAGATAATGACTTCACAGCTTTTTCACAAGGACTTCCTAAAGGAGTTTCGAATCCAGACACTAAATCTTTATTTAATCTATTAAGAACAAGAATGGGTTTAAAAGAAGAAAAGAGTTTTAAACGACATTTAAAGTTAGATGAAGTTTCAAAAGACAGAGAAGCCTATATCAGAGGAAGGCTTTTTTCTGAAGGAGATGAAATAGTTATTAAAGATACTGATGAAGTTGCAATAATAAAAGTATGCGGATCTAACTATGTTATTGTTGAAACCAGTGATGGTACTAAATTAAGAAAATGGATTACAGATATAGGTAAAATTGAAGAAGCTCCTGACTATCATGATGGAACTTATAATTATAAACCTGGTAGAACTACTACAACACGAAGAAAAATATCTACAAAAACTTCTATTAAACCAAAAGCTGATAATAGAAATAGATCAATGATAAAAAAACCAATGACAACATTAATGCCAAAAAAAGCCTGAGGGGAAAGAAATGTTAACGTTAGAGCAATTTAAAAATAAAAAAATAAATGAAGCAGTTACATCAGCTGATAGAACACCACAAAATGTAACTAGGTCAGATGGAAAAGTAAGAGTAAGGATGGTTCCTACTACTAAGAGGTCTGATACTAGTGAAGTGTATGCTAGGCCTAAAGGTAAAGTAACAGTTTTAAAGAAAGGGGATCCTAAGATTAAGGCTATCCAAACTGTACAAAAGAGAAAAGCTAAAGCTTTCAAAGATTTGGCTAGAAAAGAAATGGGAGAAGATCTTGATCAACAAGATGTGAAGACTGTAAAAAAAGTTGTTAAAGGATTAAAAGGAGCTGTTAAAGCTCATGCGGGTCAAGTTAAATCTTTAACCAAAGATATTCAAGACCAAGTTAAAATGGGTAAACCTATTAAAGGTACTATCTCTAAAGTAGGAGTTCCTGCAGCAGGACCTAAACCCGGAGAGCCAGGTTCAGTAGTTAAAGGAGTTAGAATTGGTAGGCCTATCAAAGGTAAAATATCGAAGAAAGGTGTTCCGGCCGCAGCATTTAGAGCTGAAGCTACAAATCCTCATGACGATGAAGGCGCAAATCATATCATTATGCAATTAAGAAAGTCTGTTTCTCTACGTGGTATGAGACCGGTAGAATTCAAAGACGGTAAAAAAGTTAAAGTTTCAATGGCAGATGCTCAGAAATTTTTGACTAAGTATAATAAGTCTAAACCCTTTGAAAAAGAAAAAATGCAAGCAATGGCTATGAAGAGTCATGATGGATTTAAAAAAGCTTTAAGCGAAAGTGTTATAAATGAAATTGTTGATCCTATGGATTTAAGAGGAAGACCAAAGAAAAAAGATCCATATCCAAATTCACCATACGGTAGAAAGCATCCACTGCATCCTGCTAATGCTGGGAAAAAGATAAAAGACATTTATGCCAAAGACCGTGGTAAAAAAGAAGAAATTGAATTTGATGAATCGTCTGGTCGAGACAATACTGGTGGTATTGGTGTAAGAGAATCAGTAGAAGAAGATCGCATGGCCGGTAAATATAAAAAAGGACAAACGATTGTAAGAGGGCAATGGCCTAACCCTGATAAATGGGCTGAAGAATATATTATGCCAAACGCAGACAAGAAAGGGGTTAAAATATATTCAAATGGACCCGCTTTCGTAATAGAAAAACTATAAGGAGAATAAAAAAAATGTATGATAGAAAAGCATTCATTAAGACTTTAGACGCTGTCAACAATATGTATGAAGATACAGAAAGTGATGAGGCTAATCTAATTCATAGTAAAACTAATAAAACTATAATGACGAGTGTTGGGAAATCTAAGAAGAATTTTGATGCTATTGCTCAAGAAGTTAAGAAAAGCCATGGTAAATAAAATTAAAAAGTTAGAAAATATAGAAGGATTAGGAATCATAATCTTTTGTGGTATCGTAATAATGTTAGGACCAATTGCTAAGATGTTAGCATGGTTAGGACTAGCATACGGTGCTTGGAAATTGTGGCAAGGGTTTAAAAACTAATGTCATATCTCTGGATATACACAAGTATAGCTGGTGCACTACTTGGAGCAGCATGTTTGGCATATATCAGAGAAACTAAGATAGGTCTTTGGGGCTATGCACAGTTTGATAAGTTTGTGGATTGGCTTAGAGATAAATACGGATTAACATGGTTTGATCAACCAGAGGATGCTTGGAAAAAAGTAAGTCCAAAAATCGCAAAGAAGATCGAAGAATTAGAGAATAGAATAAAGGTACTCGAAGATGGCTGATATTGACGATAGACTAGTAAGAATAGAAGATAAGGTTGACAAGTTATCTGAAGCTATGATATCACTTGCAAGAACCGAAGAGAAACTCGGAGCTTTACAACAAGATCATAGCAATCAACATGAGAGGCTTAATAGATTCTCTGAGAAGTTAGATGATATCGAAAGGACTGTAACAGATAATGCTCGGACTGTGCAGTTCATAAATAAATTGTTCTGGGTATTAATAGTTGCAATAGTTGGTGCTATTTCAGCGCAATATTGGATGTAAAAGGAGAAATTACATGTATAACAAATCATTGGATACTGCTAGTATCGATAGTATGAAAGAAGCACTAGCTAAAGTATCATTAGAAGAAGCTGATAGAGCTAAACATTATAAAGGTGCTACACCACCCGAAGATATGAAAAATAATCGAAAAGGTAAAGGTGCACAAGATATGATGCAACCTGCAGATAACGCTATAGCTAATCCTGCAACAGATGAAGTCCAAGTTGTTAATAAAGACTTTGCTGACATGACAAAAAATGTTAAAGTAGCAAAGAAAAGAAGCACAGATAAAGATACTGGAGATAAAAAGGTAGTTCCATCAGGTACACCTATGAAAGATCCAGCTGGACCAGTTAAAACTGCTGAATCAGTAGAAAAAACTAAACCGCAATGGATCATAGATGCTTATGATGAAATGCATGAAGCAATGAAAAAGAAAACAGGTTTTTTTGACGATAAAATTAAAAAAGATGTACAGAATATGGCTAAAGATTCTAAGTATAAAGGAAATACTACTGGGTTTGAAGGGGCTGTTAGAAAAAAACATGGAGCCCATACAGATCATTTTGTGATTCAAAATATAATTAGAAAACATGCAGAAACAAATGAAAATAAAATGGATCCAGTAGGTAAGGCTGATGCAGATATTGATAATGATGGTGATGTTGATAGTTCAGATAAGTATCTACATAATCGCAGAAAAGCTATTAAAAAGTCAATGGCAAAAAAATAATATTCAACTAGGGAGAGAATAATGATAACACCACCAGTAAAATATCCGAATGCAATACCTAACCTTAAGGGTTGGTGCGATCCTGATAAAGATATGAAACTTTTAGTTAAAGGTTTTTTTAGTCAAGAAGAAATTGACGAGTATATGGATCATATTTCTGAAGAAGATCATATTGAAGATGATATTGAAGATGATATTGAAGAAGAAGATGAAGAAGATGAAGAGGATGATAAATGATAAAGCCTCCTAATTGGGCGCCGAATTCAATACCTACATATGATGGTTGGATTAATCCTGAAAATAATGAACTTTTAGTAAGATCTCCTGCAGGTGGATTCTCGGAAAAACAAATTAGTGATTACATGGATGAACAATCAAATTATAAAATGATTGATGATACTCCAATGACTAAAATAGCTGTTGAAGAGATAGTAGCCAAAACATATGTAAAGACTATTGACAAAATGAATAAACTGCAGCTTACAGCGTATGCTAGTGAACATGGTATTGAAGATTTAGATGGACTCACAAAGAAAGAAATTATTGCTAAGATTAAAGAGGCTGGCGTTAGTTAATATATAATAATATGAAATTTGAATTAACTGAAGATACTTTATTATTATATGCAGCTAAACATTATATGAATCCTCAGTTTTCTGATATCGAAGACTTTAATGAAGATTTGAAAAGATTTAAGTATATTAAAAGACTTTTCAATAGATATTTAGAAAATGATAACCTTGCAGAGAGGTTAATATTGAATCATATGATAGCAGTGTTTAATGCATTTGGTATTGATGCATCATTGAAGATATTGGAACTTAAACTTAATACTAAACATTGGCCTATAGCTAAACCTTTTTTGTTATTTTTAAATTATATAAAGCATACTGATTATATAGGAGTTGAAATGAATAAAATAGTAATAGAAAAATTAAGGAAGATATAAATGTCTATATTGACAAGAGCAGCTGATTTATTATATACCTTTAGGTTTCTTAAACTTTTAGTTACACCATTTGATAAGACAGAAGCTTTTAAGTTAGGTATCATAGATAAAGATGGTAAAAGAGATAAAGATATGCTTATCGATACTCCAGAAAAGAAAGCTGCCTATACTGCATTTCAAAAATTAGTTTTTAATATTAAAAAGCTTATGGCTAAAGCACCGGGTGGAGGATCAAGGATAGCATCTTATGCTGCAGCTTTATACTTATTAAAAGATAATTATAATATATCTGATAAAGAAATGGATTTGATATTAGAAGAAATGAATTTAGATAAGTTGGATTTTATAAAAGAAGATGTAGATTGGTTTGTAGTTGAAGATAATGAACTATCTCCAGGAACCTATAGAATAAAAAATGAGTCTATAATAATAAATAATTTTAATGATGTAGTAAAAGCGAAAGATAAAATACTAGTTAAAGAAGATAATAAACCAGTTGGTGATATATTTGGATTAGATGTTTACAAAGTGATACATAGACCAACTAATCAAGAAATGTATGTAACATCATCGGAGTTATACAAATGAGTTTATGGGCAAATATAGCAGCAAAACGTGCAAGAATTAAAAAAGGATCTGGAGAAAGTATGAGAAAAAAAGGTGATAAAGGTGCACCATCTCCAGAAGCCATGGCTCGAGCTAAAGCCGCATCTGAAGCTTTAGGACCAGATGCAGATGCTGGTGATTATGTAAAAGATTTTAGAAAATCTAAAGCTCCACAGTTTAAAGGTAAATCAGATAAGAAGAAACAAAAGATGGCAATTGCAGCATATCTTAGTAAGAAAACTGGACCATTAGATGATGATATTAACGAAAAAACATATATGAGAACAGATAAAAAGTTATCTAACCTTAAAGTTCCTGTGAAAAGAAAGCCTAAAAATAATACTTTAGCTAAAAAGATTAGAGGCGATAAACCTAAAGGCATGATAGAAGATGAAATGACAACTACAGCATCAATTCCAAATCCTGCTGCTACTGCCATGGGACCTAATACTATACATGATAAGAGAAGAAAAAAAGATAAAAAACCAGTATTATTAAAAAGATTTAGAAAATATGTAGAAGATAATGGTATTGGTGAAGAATGTGTAGAATGCCAATTTGATCATATGATTATGGAAGCTGAATACCAAGGTAAGCAAGTCAAATTAAATGATCCGATAAGAACTTCAGAAAATCCAAACAAAAAATTTAAAGTATACACAAAAGGACCGACTGGTAATATAGTAGTTGTAAGGTTTGGTGATCCGAACATGTCAATTAAACGCGATGATCCAAATAGACGAAAAAGTTTTAGAGCACGACATAATTGCGATAATCCCGGTCCTAAATATAAAGCAAGATACTGGTCGTGTTTCCAATGGAGAGCTGGAGCCAAAGTGGATAACTAGATGATAAAAATATATGCATTGATAGTCGTAATAGCAATATTAGGCGGAGTTGGTTATGGAGCATTACGGTATTATAATGATACTCAAGAAAGAATAGCAACACTTCGAGATAATAACGCAAAGTTAGAGGTTGCTAATAAATCAAAAGAAAAAGCACTCAATACTATACGATCCGATATAGAAAAACAAAACAAATTAAATAAAGAACTATCTGGTAAATTACAGAAAGCTGAAGAAGGTCAGGATAATCTTAGAGCTAAACTTCAGAAACATGATTTAAAAAGATTAAGTTTAAAAAGACCTGCATGGGTAGAGAAGATACTGAATGATGGAACTAAAAAAGTTTTTAACGATCTCGAGTCTATTACTACTAAGTAGTTGCTCCTGGTTCAGAGAACCCGAAAAAGAAATAGTTACAGTTACAGAAATTATAAAAACTCAAATAGGAGTTGCTGAAAGACCTAAGGCACTCTCAATGGCAGAAGTTAAATGGTATGTGGTTACTGAAGATAACTTTGAAGAGTTTAAGGTTAGGTTTAAAGACAAAGAAGGTGACACTATGTTCTATGCAATTAGTGTACACGATTATGAAAACCTTATTTTAAATATGGCAGACATAAAGAGATATATACTTCAACAGAAAGAAATTATAATTTATTATGAAAATGCAGTTACTGAAGATATATCTGATAATGTATCACAAGGAAATAATTCAAAGAAGGAATAAGCTGATGGCTAAAGTATTTTTTGATAAATGCGAGAAATTAAATTGGACTAACTTAGATTGGAAGAATTACTTCTTTGCAGAAGTCAGCGCGCTAGCATACCATGATGGTACTAAAGCTATGAGAGAATTAAACAAGATAGGATTTAAAAACTATAAATTCTTAGAGAATGATGGTGCACAGTGTCATATCTTTTCAGATCAAAATAATATAATTGTAGCTTTTAGAGGAACTGAGCCTAACGAAATATCAGATGTTAAAGCTGATCTTTTAGCTTTTAAAAGAAAATCTAAAACTGAAGGCAAAGTTCATATGGGTTTTAAATTAGAACTTAGAAAACTATGGCCTGATATTGAAGCATTATTGCAAAGAAATAAGCAAAAACAATTATGGATTACAGGACATTCATTAGGTGCAGCTATGGCTACATTGTGCGCATCTAGGTTAGAAGAAAAGAGTCCTAAACTTTATACTTATGGATCGCCCAGAGTCGGAGGTAGAGAATTCTGCTCAGGAATGGACGTACCTCATTGGAGATTTGTAAATAATAATGATGTAGTTACTAAAGTACCATTTTGGTTTATGGGATTTAGACATCACGGAATAGAATGGTACATTAACCATCACGGTAATTTTAGATCAAAAACATTTTGGCAAAGGTTGAAAGATAGTTTGAGAGGACGCTGGAAAGCTCTTACTAAAAGAAAACTTTTCGATGGTATGTATGATCATAGCATAACAGAATATGCAGAAAAATTAAAAAAATTAGTGTAACTAGTCCTTTACATTGATCAAATTATAATATATAATAACTATACCAGCTAAAACATCCACATAAGAAAGAGAGACGATATGCAAACAAACGGGTTTGTTGACACAAGAACATTTTTATCCGAAACAAAATTCTATGACGGTTATTCTAGATTTAAAGAAGACGATGAAAGATATGAAACATGGCATGAAGCAGTTGATAGAGTTATCAACATGCATAGAAATCATTATCAAAAGAATGGTGATTTAGAAAAATATTTAAGTGAAGCTCAGCAAGCTTATAATGAACAAAGAGTATTAGGTGCACAAAGAGCCCTACAGTTTGGTGGAGATCAGTTATTAAAACATCAGATGAGAATGTATAACTGTACATCATCTTATGCAGATAGACCATCATTTTTTGGTGAGTTCTTTTATATTTTATTATGTGGAGCTGGTGCAGGGTTTTCTGTACAGAACCACCATGTTAATAAATTACCAACTATTAAATTGAGAAATAAACAAGCAAAAGGCTATGTAGTAGAAGATTCAATAGAAGGCTGGGCATCAGCTTTAGACGTTTTGTTGTCTTCATATTTTGTAGGTGGTGGAAAATATCCAGAGTTTGAAGGTAGAAGAATATTCTTTGATCTTTCTCAAATACGCCCTGCAGGTTCTATGATTTCAGGTGGATTTAAAGCACCAGGACCAGATGGATTAAGACGTTGTTTAGACAGAGTGGAATATTTAATTCAAGGATTAGTATTAGCTAACAAAGAAACTAGACTTAGCCCTATTCATGTATATGATATCTGTATGCATGCATCTGATGCAGTGTTGTCAGGGGGCGTAAGACGTTCCGCTACTATTTGTTTGTTTTCTCCAGATGATGAAGAAATGATGAATGCTAAAACAGGAAATTGGTTTATTGATAATCCACAAAGAGGTAGATCAAATAACTCTGCAGTTATTGTAAGAAATGAAGTATCTAAAGATCAATTCAAAAAAATTATGGAATCTGTAAAACAATTTGGAGAGCCAGGATTTTACTTTGTAGATTCTAAAGAACATACTACAAATCCTTGTGTTGAAATTGGAATGTTTCCACAAAAAGATGGTAAGTCTGGTTGGCAAGGATGTAACCTAACTGAGATCAATGGTGGCAAATGTACAACAGAAGAAAACTTTTATAAAGCATGTAGAGCTGCATCAATACTTGGTACTTTACAAGCAGGCTATACAGATTTTAAATTTATACAACCTATATCAAAAGAAATCTTTGATAGAGAAGCTTTGCTAGGTGTTTCAATAACTGGGTGGATGAATAACCCAGATATATTATTTAATGAAAAGATCCTTCAAAAAGGAGCCCAAATTGTTAAAGAAGTTAATAAAGAAGTTGCATCTATCATTGGTATTAATCCTGCAGCCAGAACTACTTGTGTCAAACCTTCAGGTAACGCATCGGTTCTATTGCAGACAGCTTCTGGTATACATGCTGAACATAGTAAAATGTACATTAGAAACGTTCAGATGACAAAAGAATCAGAGATATCTCAAGCTATATTAAAAAGCAATCCATATATGGTAGAAGATTCAGTGTGGTCAGCCGGTGGTACAGATTATGTAATAAGCTTTCCAATACTACCAAATAAAGGATCTATTTACAAAGACGATCTTCTTGGGATAAAACATTTAGAGTTAGTCAAAACTGCTCAACAACATTGGGTAGTTTCAGGTACTAATGAAGATCTTTGCGCAGATAAAGGTTTAAGACATAATGTATCTAACACAATAATAGTTGATGATTGGGACGGAGTTGAAGACTATGTATTTGATAATAGAAACTTTTTTGCAGGTATATCTTTCTTAGGAATGACTGGAGATAAAGATTACAACCAAGCTCCTAACACTGCTGTTATAGATGGAAAACAAATGGTTAAAGAATATGGTTCTGCTGCAATATTTGCCAGTGGAATGGTTGTAGACTCATTAAAAGCTTTTGATAATCTTTGGACTGCTTGTGCTACATCTCAAGGTTTTGGAGAAGATTTAACAATCGAAAGTTCTGAAAACGCTTTAAAGCGAGATTGGATACGAAGATTTAAAGCTTTTGCAAATAACTACATGAATGGTGATATCAAAAGAACAGAGTATTGTTTAAAAGATGCTTACCTTTTACATAAATGGCAGAAAATTCAATCAAATTTAAAAAAGATAGAATGGTTAGATGATATTACGCAAAAGAAGTATACAGATATTGATACTACTGGAGCTGCTGCGTGTGCTAGCGGTGAATGCGAAATAGATTTCTAACATGAATGAATATCTCATTGAATGCCAAAGCTGTGACCAAGAGTCCCATATAGTATCAGAAGTAGAACCTGCTTTCTGCCCTATGTGTGGACAATCAGCTGCAGCAATCATTGTCAACGAGGAAGACGAAGACGATGATATATAATATATGTGGTATTATAAAGATAAAAAATTTCAACTAGAAGATTATCCTAACGACAGTTTAGTAGGATTTGTCTATCAAATAACTGAAAAAGATACAAATAAAAAATATATTGGTAAAAAACTATTTTGGTCTAGTCGTAAGAAAAAAGTTAAAGGCAGAAACAGAAGAGTTGTTTTAGAATCCAATTGGAAAGATTATTATGGATCTAACAGAAAAATTCAAGAACTAGTAGAAGAAAAAGGATTTAAAGGATTTCATAGAGAAATACTAAAACTTTGTAAATCAAAGGGAGAGTGTTCTTATTGGGAATCAAAATTACAATTTGATAATCATGTACTATTGAGAGATGATTATTATAACGAAATCATTCATTGTAGAATAAACTCAAAACATTTGAGTAAGGAGAGCATATTATGGCAGTTACAGAAAACGAACCCCCTAGAAAATTAGATATATATGAAATTTTAGAATCTTCTGGGAAAAAAAGAAATAGAGCAGATAAAGTTAAGGTTTTAAAAGATCATTCATGTGGAGCTTTAAAAGACATCTTAAGAGGAATATTTGATAGTACAATAACATGGAATCTTCCTACAGGAGGAGCTCCTCCATATACACCGTGTCAGGAACATAATCACCCAGCAACTTTAAGAAGAGAAAATGTTCAATTTCAATTTTTTGTTAAAGGTGGAAAAGGAGATAAACTTCCAGCTTATAAAAGAGAAAATATATTCTTAGGAATGTTAGAAACTGTACATCCAGATGATGCTGAATTGCTCGTAAAGTTAATAAACAAAGAAAAGCCTGAAGGTATATCAAGAGTTGTGGTTGAAGAAGCATTTCCTGGCTTATTAAAAGATACTGAAGAAAAACCTGTAGTTCATTACTAATTAACTATTTACATTGCTTTTAAAATATGGTAAAATAAAATATGGGATCAATATACAAAGACTCAAACGAAATCGTAGCAGCCACTGGAGCAGACTTAATGTTACGTGCAGCTTTTAAATATGAAGTAGAGACTATAGAGGCTAAGATGAAAACTAATACTTTTTACCATCCAACTCCACAAACTATTGTGGATTACCTCAACCTTAGAATTAAAGAAATAAGTGAGATGCATAATGCCAATTTATAGTTTAATAGAAAAATCTACTGGTAAAGAAAGCGAAATAAATTGTAGTTACAATGAGCTTGAAGCTATGATAGCTACCGGTAAGTGGGAGAGAAAATTAGTTCCACCAAATATTGTATCGGGTGTAGGGAGTTTACGATCCAGAGTCCCAGACGGATTTAGAGATAGATTGAACCAAATTAAAAAAGGATCTACAAAAAATAATACTATTGAAACTTAAGGAAAATATATATGGAATTTATGCATGAAAAAATTGATATTGGTTATGATACACTGGATAGAACGGATAGTCCTGATGGACGTAGATACCTTTCGCTTGATGGGAATGCTTATCCTTCTGTTACTACTGTACTTAGTATCCTAGGAGAAGAAAAAATAGCCGCATGGAAAAAGCGAGTAGGTGAAGCTAAGGCTGAACAGATTGGTAAAGTTGCTAGAGAACGTGGAACTGCAGTTCATTCTATTGTAGAGAAATATCTAAATAATGAAGATACTTCTAACTTTATGCCACATATTAAACAATCTCTAGAAAATTTAAAACCACTTTTCCATAGAGGATTTGGTAAGATATATGGTAATGAAATGCCTTTGTATAGTGATCATCTAAAATTAGCTGGTACCTGTGATTGTATTGCTGAATGGCATGGAGTTCCTACTGTCATAGATTTCAAAACATCTCGCCGACCTAAGAAAAAGGTAGACATCCCAGCTTATTTTTGTCAGTTAGCTGCATATGCTGTTATGTGGGAAGAGAGAAGTGGTATGGCAGTAACTAATTTAGTTGTCATAATGGATGTAGATGACTTCCACCCAGTTACCTATAAAGAACATAGAGATAATTGGATTCCTATGCTAAAAGATACTATCAAAGAATATACTCATAGAAAAATGTTTAGACCTTAAACTGTAACAAATTTGTTACACCATACTACTTTTTTCTTTCAAAATGAAATTATCTATATACATTAATATTAATCTGTGATATAATGAATATATAAGGTAATTTTAAAAAGGAGTAGAAAACATGAAAATTAATCTTAAAAAAGAAATATCAGAACTTAAAGATCTTCTTCAAACTATAGTCAATCTTCAAAATAGCAACAGTCATGCAGGACTTAGAGAAATACAAACTCTTAAGGCTCTTCATAAAGCCGAGATCCTAGATATTCAACTTAGTTATCCAACAGCAGCAGCTAAGGATATCGTTGAAACAGATCTTAGGTTAGCCCAAGATCTTTATACTTATCTAGGTCATTTCCTACAAGATAAAGATAGGGAACTCGAAAAGAAAGAGGTTGCTTAATATGGAATCTAAAATTATTTTAATTGATACTGATGGTGTACTTCTCAACTGGAGAGATACATTCGATGCTTGGATGATGAGGCAAGGAATATATGCTAAAGGAGATGTTAGGCAATATGATCAAACTATCAGATACGGTATTGATCAAGAAAAAGTTACACACCTTATTCAAATGTTTAACCAATCAGCAAACATTGGTTATCTTCCACCATTATATGATTCATACAAATTTGTTAGAAAACTATTCGAAGAACATGGTTATAAGTTCTTAGTAGTTTCATCATTATCTAAAGATCCTTACGCTCAAAAACTTAGAACTAAAAATCTTCAACTAATATTCGGTGAAGAAGTATTCGAAGATTTTATTTATTTAGATACTGGTGCTGATAAAACAGAAGTTCTAGCAGAACTATCTACAATATATCCAGGAGCTTACTGGATAGAAGATAAAGTCGGTAATGCTATAATCGGCAAATCATTAGGATTTGACTCAGTATTAGTAGCACATCCTCATATTAAAACTGAAAATACAGAAGATATTCCAATTATGAAGAATTGGAAAGAAGTTTACGATTATGTAACAGGAGAAACATGGATATGAAATTTTTAAAAAATCAATCTTTTATAGCTATTATGATAGCCACATTAATGCTTACTGGACTCTTTGTGATATTTTCATTAAGAGTCGAAGCTCAAACTATGGTAACAATTACTAGTAATGTTAAAGATCATTATAAAATTGTTATTGATAGAAAACCTTATACTGTAGAAATATGTGAAAAAGGAAACCAATCTGGCGCATCAGCTGGAGACTTATTGTCTGGTGCTATAATAGGTGGTGCTATAGGAAATAATATAAAAGGTGAAGAAAATGGTGGAGCTATAGGAGCTTTACTTGGTACATTATTCGCCAATGAAAAAGCTAAAGAAGATAAATGTTTTGTTCAAACTCGATATAATGAAACTCGAAGGGAAGTATATGACTACAGTACATTTACTTTTCAGTATGGACATAAAACTTATACATCTAATTTTGTAAAATAATGTTTAAAATCTATACCAAAAACAATTGTGGCTGGTGTGAAAGAGCTAAAAATATATTAGACGAAAATAATATTATGTATAAAGTAATTAATATCGATGAATCTTTTGAAGATAAGATGGTGTTAAAAGCTTTAAGATTAAAGACAGTGCCACAGATATGGGACGACCTTGATACGCATCTTGGAGGTTATGAAAATTTAATAAAATGGTTAGGAGAACGTAATGAAAAAAATTGATTATTTAACTTTCTTACAGCAAGAAATCAAAGAACTAACTTCTCGGTTTAGACCAGAAGATACCGGTCATATTAGAACAGCAGTTAGCGTTTTAAAAGATAGAGCTGAAGAAGTAAAAAGCGAACTTAGAGATTTAGAAAGTATGTTAGGAAAAGGAGATTTAGCATGATGTCATTGGCAAGTTACCTTACACTCAGATCTGAGTATGAAGATATCGTAAGTGATTTTAATGTTCCAGAAGAAATTAAAGTAGGATTGAAAGAAAGCTTTAAATGGTTTGATAAATATGGCTATAAATCAAACTCGCTACGTAGTAACTTTAGTAGAGCTAAAGATATATGTAGATTACTTTTAGGAGAACTCAATGTCAAAGAAACTACAACAGGGCAGCATTTGGGAACAAGCTGATACCGATGGAGACGGTGTAGTTACTGATGATGAAATGGCTATGACAGAAAGAATGATAAGACTAGAAAATAATGATAAGATGCAAGACCAACAAAGATTAATATGCTGGGTTTCTTCTTTATCTTCAATAGCATTAATAATTATTGCTATGTCCCCTATAATACCAAACGCTAGAATAGAAATGGTTACCGCCTTATTATCAACATATGTGGTAGCTAATCTTGGCATAGTTGCAACATTCATGGCAACTTCAGCATTTGCAAGGAACAGTGATAATAAAAAATAATTAATTTATAATATAAGTAAGGTGAAATGAAAAGATTAATATACCAAGTTTGTCTTGGAAAAAAATCTAGGTTATATGAACATTGTATTAATTCAGTTAAAGAATATTGCAAAATATATAATATAGACCACTTTGTACAAACAATACCAAAACTAAGAATAAAGCCTGACATTTTCTCAACCAACAGAAGTGTTGAATCATATGAGAAACATGGAGGCTTTTTGCCTATATATGAAAAGGAAAACGCTTTTTCATACTTTCCTACTTACGATCAAATAGCTATAATAGATGCAGACGTTTGGATACGACCTAATAGTCCAAATGTTTTTGATTCTCTATCTTCAACTTATGATGCAGGTTTTGTATGTGAACGTGAAATGCCTATTACAGAAACTTATCGAAAAAAGATTATAAATTATTCGCAGATGCAGTATTTAGTTTTAAGAGATGTAGATTGGAAATGGGATAAGAGTAACTGTGGTGAATTCTTTAACATGGGTATTATGATTTTAAATAAAAGTATTCACAAATACTTAAAAGGACAGACTCCTCATCAATTTTTAATGAGGAATGTATTTAAAGGTTTTATTGATGGTCAAGGCGCATGGAAATGGTCTACAGATCAAACGTTATTAAATTGGTGGATAAAGAAAGAAAAAATGAGTATCAAACACCTAAACTGGAAATGGAATGGCCTCTTTCATGGAATACAAGATGATAAAGCTAAACAAGCTCATTTCGTTCATTTCTTTTTAAAAGATAAATTGCCTAACCGTGGAGAAAATGTAGAGGAGTTAATGAAACATGTTAACAACTAGATTATTAATATTAGATGTTGATGGTATTCTAACTGATGGTACCAAAGTATATGATAAAGAACACAATGTATTGAGTAAGAGATTTATGTGCAAAGACTTTTCGGCTATAAAAAGATTTATGGCTGCAGGAATAGAAGTTGTAATGATATCTGGAGATTCATGGAATCGTGACATGGCTAAAAAAAGAAATATAGATTTTTATTGTACAAGAGATGTTGGAACTCTTAACCTTGATAAATCAGTATTACTAGAAGAATTTTCAAAAAAGTATCAAGCTTATCATCATCATATGGCATTTGTAGGAGATGATTATTTTGATCTAAGCATGTTTCAAGCTTTACAAAATACTTTTTGTACTGCTGATTCTCCTGATATTATCAAACAACATGCAGCTGTAGTATTAAAGTCAAAAGGTGGTGAAGGAGTAATTAGAGAGTTATATGATTTATTCATAATGAAGAAGTGGATAAGAGAAGACCCTGATATGGAAAGCGTATTAGAGTTAGACAGATTAGAACAAACTAGCCAGGAGATGAAATAGTGCAAAAGTATGACATATCCTTGTATGGTCATATGACTATTGATAGAATCTTTAATGAGTTTGAAGAATCTATTTCTTTAGGAGCTATGGCAAATGTATGGAGTGCTATTAGTAAATTAGGAACAGGATTCAGTGTAAAACTAAATCCTACAGCTTTAGGAGAAGCGATTGTTTTAATTAACAAAAAGAATGCTCAAAGAGTTGGGCGAGGTAATTTAAATCTATACACAACTACTCCAACAATATACAATTCAAATTGGCATCATATTATGTATCTTAATAGATTAAATACAGAGTTTATTAATGATATTAAAACAGGAATTGTGTCTGCTGATTTAACAGACGGTGAAATACAAATAGATGATCATCTAGATAAAATAGATTATTTATTTTTGTCAGATGAAAATTTACATATGGATATCGATGAATTAGGAAAGTTAGTAAAAGGCTGGGTTATATTACACTATCCTTCAGGTAGTTATGCTACTAATGGAAAACAATCTTATACACATGAAAACGCTGTAGTAAAAAATATAAATGTATTAGGAGCCGGAGATACATTCGCAGCAGTTTTTATTACTTCTATGTTAAATGATTCTTCTAATAATATGGATAAGATTTTAGAATATACACACAAAAGAACCACTGAACTTTTAATTGAAGGAAACAATACAAATGGCAAATAATATACTATTACCTATAGCAGGTAGAGGGCAAAGATTTATTGAAGAGGGATACTTTCCTCCTAAACCTTTAATTGAAACTAATGGAAAATATTTAATTGAAAGATCTTTAGAATCATTAGATTTAACAGAATCTAATTTAATTTTTGTAGTTAGAAAAGAACATATTGATAGTCATGGTATTGATGAAATTTTAAATCTAAAATATGGAAATGATATCAAGATAGTTACAGTTGATTATGTAACCGAAGGGACATTATGTACATGTTTACTAGCAGAAGAATATATTAATAATAAAGATTCTTTGACTATATTTACTCCTGACTGTTACTTTGAGCCAAAATTCTATTATCCTAAAGAAACGACTTCTTCTGGTAGATTTCTATGGAATAAAGATAAACAAGCATTTGATGCTTTGGTAGCAACCTTTCATTCTCAAGCTCCAGCTCATAGTTATGTTAGATTAAATACAAATAATGTAGTGCAAGAAGCCAGAGAAAAACAAGTTATAAGTAATCATGCCATAGGAGGTCTATATTATTTTAAAAGCGGATTTGATTTTGTATCATATGCAAAGGTAATGATTGAAAAAAATATTAGAGTTAACAATGAATTTTACATAGCACCGATATTTAATTTAATGATATCTGAACAATTTAAAGTTACAGTGGATAAAAATACTAGACATGATATCTTAGGAACACCAGAGGACATTGAACGTCATGAATTATAAAAGTGATTTAAATTTACACCAAAGACTTCTAGATTTATTATACACAAATGAAGAAGAGCATGTAGGAAGTTGCTTTTCTTGTATAGATTACTTAGATGAAATTTGGAATAATAAAAATAAAGATGATGTTTTTATATTATCTAATGGGCATGCAGCATATGCACTATATGTATTATTAGAAAAATATGAAGGTATAAATGCTCAAAAACTAGTTGATAAACACCTAGGCCATCCTAACTTAGATTATGAAAATAAAATATATTGTACTACAGGAAGTTTAGGACAAGGCATTACAGTAGGAGTTGGAGCAGCAATTGCTAGTCCAAATAAAAATGTATATGTATCAATAAGTGATGGTGAATGTGCTGAAGGTTCGGTATGGGAATCATTGAGATATGCCCAAGAATATAACTTAAAGAATATGCATGTTCATGTTAATCTAAATGGATATGCTTGTTATGATCCTATAGATGCTGATTATTTGGAAAGAAGATTAAAGGCCTTTATGCCAAGAATAAATATCCATAAGACATCTTCTTCCAGGTTTAGTTTCTTAAGAGGTATAGAAGCTCACTATATAAAAATGGATAAAACGATGTATGATGGTGCATGTAAGGAATTAAATGATGAGCGTTAGAAAAAAATTTACAGAACTTCTTTATAATGAAATGGCTGTAGATGATAGAATTAATCTTATAGTAGGCGATTTAGGTTGGAAACATTTTGATCAATTAAGACTTACATATCCTGATAGATTTATAAATGTAGGAGCAGCAGAACAGTTATTAATTGGAACTGGTGTAGGTATGGCTTTAGAAGGTAAAATACCAGTTGTTTATTCTATGACACCATTTTTAATATATAGACCATTTGAGTTTGTGAGAGTTCATATAGATAATGATAAAGTTCCAGTTAAATTATTTGGAGCTGGCCGTGATAAAGATTACGATTGGTTAGGATTTACTCATTGGGCTCATGATGATAAAGAACATACTAGAGGGTTTAAAAATATAGATAAACATTGGCCAGAAGAAGACGAAATGGAAGATGTTTTTTATGATGTAATTTATTCACCTAAACCATGTTATGTTAACTTAAAGAGATAATATGAAAAAGATTGCTATATCATTTACAGGATTGTATAGACCTAAGATACAAATACCTCCAGAGAAATCTATAGCTTTAATGAAGAAAAAGTTTGGAGCAGACTTATATTTTCATACCTGGAACGGGAGAGAAGACGAAGTACCTGAAATATACAGAGGTCAGATAGGCCACTTTTTTCCATCTAAAGAACCTAAAATGGATTACCATCCAGTATTTGATCCAGAGCCAACTACTAATCCAAAACATCATTGGTATAAAAGAACTCGTTTTGATGGTCATAAGACTATAAATGGTAATAAACAAATTATATCTTATGCTCAATTATTCGAAATGATTCCTAAAAAATATGACATTTATATAAAAACTAGATGGGATACTACTGTAAATCCAACTTTTAATTTTCATCAATTTTATCCTTTATTAGAAGAAGGCCCAGTCGGATTTATGACACGAGGGCAAGGCCCTAATGCTCATGATTATACAAGTGAAAAACATAGAGTTGTACCTAAAACTAAAAGTGAAACTGAGAATAATGATTGGCATGACATGTTATCAGATACTATGATTATGCATAAAGAAGAACATTTCGACCCTAAACTTGTTATGAAATTGCATAGAGAAAAACAGCTTTTAAGTTCAGAGTGGGGTTGGTGGCAAGTTATGAGTAAACCTTTTGGTGGAGATAATCATACTTGTATATATGGAGGATGTCATATAATAAGATGAAAAAGATTTTTATTCATATTCCAAAAAACGGCGGAATGACTTTACGTAAGCATGATGTAATAAAAAAGCATATAATAATAGCATTACCAAGAAATCATAAAGAACCTGAGTATACAAAAAATGTTTTAAAAACAATGAATGAAACTGGTGATGAGCCTGGGTATGAACATGCAAGGTGGAGAGATTTAAATCCAGAATTAATTATGAATAATAAAGCTTTTGCCATAGTTAGAAATCCATGGGCCAGAGTAGTTTCAAGATATATGTTTGCTAAAAAGGTCATAGAAACAGAAAAAGATAGTGGTCAATATGGCAATACTGAATATGCTGATGTATCTTCATTTAAAGCATTTCTTGAAGAAAGACATAAATGGGGAAATAAAAAATATATGTGGCATAGAGCTGTAAGAGGATGGTACCCTGCATACGATTACGTATGTGATAATAAAGATAATGTCAGGTGTGACATAATACGATTAGAGCATATTGATGAAGAACTACCAAAATATTTTGGAATTGAAAAAATAAACATATCACCAAGAAATGTAACAGGGTATAAAAAAGATTATAAAGATTTTTATACTAAAGAAACTATACAAATTGTTGCTGATTGGTATAAA